TCAGTTGGTAGAGCAGCGGATTGAAAATCCGCGTGTCGACGGTTCGATTCCGCCCCTGGCCACCAAAACATCCAACGGCTCGCGATTCTCGCGGGCCGTTTTTGCTCTGGCTTCCCAATATGCCCGCTTTGCCGGGTCTTTTTCTCGCTCGGCATTCGCCAGCGCAATCAATTCCATTTCATCTATGCCTAAAACCTCAGCAATCTTTGATGCTGTGTAGTCATCCATGATTCTATGGCCTGTCTGATAGTGGGTGATCGCTGACCGCGCTATTCCTAGCATTCTGGCTAGTTCGGCATTTATGCCGTGCGCACGTTTTGTTAGTGCCAGTTCCAAATATTCTGAAGTCTTCATGATTTCGTTCTCCTTTTGAGGTTCAAGATAGACCTGTCGTAGACACTTGACAACACTTGTTTACTCCCGTCTACTCGGCTGCGTTTACATAAGTAAACAATTTCAACCGACAGGGGAATTCCTCATGAAAATGCAAGTACTCGGCGCGAAGGTCCTCAAGGGCCAGAAGGATGGCAACGACTGGGACATGTCGTCCATTCTCGTTCAGACCAAGATCGAATCTTTCCAGAATCAGAAAGTCACCGTCACCGGCTACGGCTTCGAAGTGACCGAAATGCCGCTTGATCCGGCGTGCATCGAACAGTTCAAACACATTCAATTCCCAGCCCTCGTCGATCTTGACATTGGCCAGCGTGCCCGCATGGGCAAGTTCGAAAGTTACGTTGTCGGGGTCATCCCGGCCATGGCTTCGGTCAAGTCGGCTTGATCGGTTTGGGGTCGAACGGCTAGTAACACTAGTCCGTTCAGTCTCATTTTGAGACTTTTTTAGACTTGGGGCAGGGGAAACAGGGGTGTCGAATGGCTCGCTCTTCATCGATTGGATCACCATTACTCAACATCATTCGGGAAAGGTCCTCCCGATCCTCACGGGAGGGGTCACCGTCCACTATTCCGCCGACGGTGTCCCGGTTTTTGAGCGCAACCAGTCCACGCGCTTTCAGGGAAGCTTTGACACATCGGTCCGTGTTGGATGTGATGGTTTCCGTGTGTCCCTCAGTGGCAACCCGGGACGGCTTTCTCGCCCGGACAACGTTTTTAACCATGGACTTGCAGGCACGATCAAGGCTTGTAACCGAATACTGGTGGAGCTTGGCCTCCCACCATTCACAGCTTATGGACCTGACCTCCCAGCGGGTGCCGCGCGAGAGGTGGCACAACCCGGGCGCGGCGCTGTCGTTTCGCGTCTGGACATTACCCGGAATTACTCAACAGGGTCGGAAAGTGCAGCCCGTGCTTTCATCCGCTGGCTCGGTGCTCGATCTATCTCACGCATGAAACGCGGACAGGCGGGCGACGAATCGGTGTGGTGGGCCAATACGCGTCACATGCTTAAAGCCTACATCAAGCATCTCGAAATGATTAAGCACGGTGCTGATTTAAACGATGAGATGGTGTCGTGGCTCAAGAATCAAGGAGTGGTACGCGTGGAAATCGAACTTAAAAAACGCTTGCTTTCAGAGCTCGGCCTGAGCGATTTGGCCAACATCACCGATGCAAAACTCGAAGAGCTGTATGAGCAGCAGATCGAGCCATTCAAGCGCGCGGATCGCTCCTGCGATGAGGACATTCTCGATGCGATTCCTTCGAAAAGTCGGGTCTATGCGGCAGCTTGGCTTGCTGGTCAAGACATGCGCGAAATGGCTTCACGCGCCACGCTCTTTCGTCATGCCAAAGTGCTTCGTGAATGCGGCATCGACATTCTTGCACCGCGCAACGTCGAGCGTTTCCCGGTCAAGGTCCGTTTCATTGAACTTGAACCCCTCCGTGTGCCTGACTGGTACGACCTTGAAGCGAGGGCCGCCTGATGATTCCATCCGATGTTGTCACTGCTCTTCAAAATGGTCTGCTCGCCGTAGTTGAAGTTGCTGCGCTTGCGTTTTCTGTTCTTGTCGCGATCGCAGCGGTCAACTACATGCGCCGCGCTGTTGGTGGTGGATATACCGGGCCTGTTGTTAATGAATACGCTACCGAAGCGAGCGCATACGGTGCAACTCCTGACCGCTCCAGTGATTCATATTTGTCCGATCGCTATCGCGCCTACGAATCCGAAGTGGCTGACGGCAACACTGATACTTATGAGGAATGGGTAGCTAAAAACGATCCTGATTCTCCTACTCAAGAAGATCGTCGATTCGCCGAACTCAATGCCCGTACCGACCTCGACGAATGGGAAAAAAACCAGATTTACGCTGATTGGGTTAACAAAAAATAGCTTTCCCCCTTCGGGGAAAAAACCGCCGAAGTGGCTCTTCGACCGGCTTAACCTTCGCCTCGCCAGCAAATTTTAGGAGTAATACCATGCTGAAAAAAGTCGCCGGTAAAATCGTTTCGGGCTTCGCTGCTGCCACCGCAACTATGGGCACCGCGTTTGCCGAAGTTCCTACCGAAGTCTCTACCGCATTGACCGATGCCAAGGCCGACAGCCTCACGGTCGCCGGTCTCGCCCTGGTGATTATCATCGCCATCGCCGCATTCAAGTTCATGCGTCGCGCTGTGTAAGCGTTTTCCCACGGAGGCGACTCCGTGGGCCTTCATCTTTCATCTTTTTTTTAACCATGGCTACCACGTTCGAATGTGCAGTTGGTGATTTTGCCCTTCATCTTAATTCCTCGACCGGACTTTATTCGATGGCCTGTCTCGATCAGGATGGTATTCCTTACATGGGTGGCCTGACTTTTTCTCAGTCGTCTGATGGTGGTGGTGGTACCTCGCCTGATCCCGTCACGTCCTTCGTCGACGGTCATATCTTAGGCTGGGGCGTCGCCCTAGCCATGGCTGCCGCATGGGGCATGCACATCCTCCGCCGGGCCGCGACATGAACATCGACATCTACACCCTCGCTGGTTTCCTTATCGTCGTTCTGCCTGCTTGGATTATTTTCAGATGAGCCCTTTCCATCTGTTCGCTGCTCTCCTGCTCATCACCATGCTGGCCCTGTCGCCCCGCGCCGATGCTGCTGTTTCTGCTAAGCCCATCGTTGATGGTCTGTCTGGTGGTACCTATAAACCGCTCTCTATGCCTGCCCTGACGGGTAGTAACTTTTCTGCTACGGGCAGAGTTCTCATCAACGGCAAGATGGTCCCGATTCCCGGCTATCTGCCTCCGTCTTCTGGTGCTGCCCAGTTCGCGAAGACCGCACTTTTCACCAATCCCTTGCTGCAAGGTGCTCTGCTCGCGCTCTGGCCTTCCGAGCTTGCCAGCGGTGATCTGACATTCGTTGGTGGCTCCTGGAATTTTTCTTCTGAGGGGACTCCTGCATCCACTGTGCCTTTAGGTGATTTTCGGGAGGTTTATACAACCAGTTCTACTTACAGCCAGTATCCTCAGTATGCGAATTTCATGGAGTCGCCTTCTGCCCTCTGTCAGCTTTATCCAGACTACACATGTTCTGTTGAAGGAAATAGCCTTTTTATCAACGGCAACCAGTATTTGCCGATTTATTCAACGCAGTCTCGTTGTGGTCAGGCGTATTATTCGAATGGGTCATCCTGTGTTCTCGCCAATCCTGCGTATGCGATTCCCGACGTTGTGAGCCGTCCCGCGACTCAAGAGGATTTCGATGCCCTCCCCGACCCCTCCCCCGGCATCCTCCGTGAGCTCGCTCCTCAAACTGGTGTTCCAGTAGATGACCCTGTTTATCAGCCGCTCGATGTTGATATCGGCGCTCCCTACACCAAACCCGACGGCTCAACGGCGCAGCAGCGTGCAAAGATCAGCCCTGCCGGCAATGGCGATGTTTGGATCGACACGTATGAGCAGCCTGTTACTGATAGTCAAGGTAACCCTGTCGAAAATCCCGAGCCGTCTCCCCTTCCCGATCCACAGTTAACTCAGTGCGACCGCTATCCCGATACGGTCGGCTGCGCTCGCTTCGGTTCTGTGCCCGATGGTTCTGTGCCGGCTGAATCCCGCAGCATTGACCTGATTTCGCCTGTGAGCGTTGGCGGTTCTGGCCAGTGTCCCGCACCCATGACCGCCACTGTCGCCGGCATGACGATTGAATGGTCTTTCGATCCGCTCTGTCAGTACGCCAACAGCCTCCGTCCTCTCGTCCTCGCTCTCGCCTGGCTTTCCGCAGGCGTCATCTTCATCGGAGGTGTTCGCAATGGGTAATCTCGCCGTTTTTCTCCTTGGCCTTGTCACGCCCCTCGTTCGTAAAGCGCTTGTCGCTCTCGGTCTCGGCGTCATCAGCTATGCCGGCTTGGCCTTGATCGCCAACCAGGTACGCGATGCCGTCATAGCTAATTACGGTGCCATGAGCGGCAGTGTTCTCGATCTGCTCAATCTTCTCGGCGCTGGTCAGGCACTCGGCATCATTCTCGGCGGCATTATTGCCCGTGCTGCTTTCGCGGCCGTTAGCCGCATCGGAGTCATGTCAGCATGATCACACTCATCACCGGTGGTCCTGGTCTCGGCAAGACTGCGCTGGCTGTATCGCTCCTTCAGAGCCAATATGCTGATCGGCCAATTTTTTCCAATGTTCGTGGGCTTACCCTTGAGCATTCGCCACTGCCGAAACTGGAAGAGTGGACGCACGAGGAACAGAATGCTCAGGGCACTTCAGAGCACCATTTCACCTTTCCGGCCGGCAGCGTCATTGTCATTGACGAATGTCAGCAGTTCTTCCGTCCCCGTGCATCAGGTTCTAGAGTCCCGCCCTACGTCAGCGCTTTCGAGACCCATCGGCATCGCGGCATTGACTTCATCCTGATCACTCAAGGTAGCCGGCTCATTGACTCCAACCTGCGCAGCCTCGTTAAAGGTGGTCAGCACATTTTTTTGAAGAGCAGCTACCTTGGCCGCTACCGCTACGAGAAGAGCGAGGTCATTAACGAAGACGACAAGTCTAGCTACAGCCTCGCTAGTAAGCGCAAGTACACTCTTCCCAAAGAGGCGTTCAACCTCTACAAGAGCGCTGAGCTTCACACTAAACCGCCACGCCCAAAGCTTCCTTGGGCGGTTTACCTTATCGCTGTGGCCGTAATTGGTGGTGGCATCCTCGCGTGGCGCGTCACGCATCGTATTGAAGGCGCTATTGCAGGTCAGGATGCTTCGGCGCGGACGCACACGACCGGGCCGGCCGCGCAGCGGCCGGCATCGGGCGTGAAGGCCTCGCTGGTGCCTTCCATGCCGATTACCGAAGCCCTGACCCCAACCGATCCCTACAACCCACTCAGCGCCCCGCTGTACGCGTCTGCGATCCCTCCCGTCGTCGCTCCCGAGATTCAGGGCTGTATCGCATCAAGATCTCGCTGTACCTGCTACAGCCAGCAGCAGACTCCCGTATGGCTGCCCGAAGACCAGTGCCGTCAGCGCGCATCTGGCGAATACTTCGACCCCTACCGCCAACCGCTGCGGACACAACAAGCTCACACGTCGCCGGTCGAACCGCCAAAAGAAAAGGGGGCCGAAGCCCCCTTGTCCTAGCTCGTTAGTTCGAGCCTCTTTTCAATACGGTCTATTCGGCCGTCCACTCGGTCGATTCGACCCTGCACGATCACGATATCATCGTGAAAGCCGGATACCAGCCGTTCCAGCGAATTCAGCCGCATCTTCACGCCGTGGAACTCCTCCCGGGCTTCTTCACGCATCGCCTGCACCTCGTTCCTCAGCGCTTGAATCTCGCCGCGAAATACTCTTAGCTGTTCCAGGATCAGGTTTTCAATGTTGTCGCTCATGCTTCTCTCCTTTCGGTCAGTTTAACAAACTCCATTCAAATACAAGCTGCTCGCCCCGATTTGCCCGAACCGCCTCTGGCCGAACGAAGCCGCGCAGCCAGTTCTTGAACCGCCTACGGCTTCCCATCACAACCCCTGCAATCGCTTCCAGCGCCGGCCCTACTGCGTCCTGAAAGTCCAACCACAGTTGACGGGCCTCGAACTCGGCCCCCGCCATGTAACGCCGGCCAAGACCACGAAACCACACACCAGCGTTGGCCCCTCTAGCCAAGCGGCGATGAGCGTCTGGGTTTTTTAAAGAGTGGTTCATGGTTTTTCCCTTTCGATGGGTTAAAAAAATCGCGCCGCCCCCTCGCTTTTCATGGGGGGCGGTGTGGTTTTTTTATCGAAAGGGAAAAGACAGGAACTACAAAAAAGCTAGACGCCGTAGTTTGGTGATGCCGGAGCAGGAAAGAAAGCGCCGGGCGTGCCACGGCTTTTTGTGGCGCGGCTGGTGCGTTTCCTGCGGGTTGGGGCGTTGGCCTAAATTTCCGACTTATTCGTCCGTTTCAGTGAGACATGTCCAGGATCGGAGGTCGTTGTGGGTTTGCTTTTGATAGTTGTCGTACTGCTGGCCTTGGCTTTCTTTCTCGCCGCGATTTTTAAGATGAAGGGCATGCCCGGTACTGCCGCGGAATGGCCCTTCTATGCCAAGAAGCCCCTCACGAAGCCAGAACAGGTTCTGTATCATCGTTTCGTTTCGGCGCTCCCCGAGTGCATCGTCCTTGCCCAGGTGCAGCTATCCCGCGTCCTCGGTGTCAAGAAGGGCTTCAATTTCAACCAGTGGAATAACCGCATCAACCGTATGAGTCTTGATTACGTCATATGCCTTAAGGATTCCACTGTCGTCGCGGCCGTCGAGCTGG